CCAAGAAGAACTTTTTGACGCAATTGCAAAAGCCTTGGACATGGTCACTGCGGACGATGCCCAAGGCTGGTTTACATCTTGCGGATATATAAAATCTTAAAGTTAAAATGCTCTAGTTGAACGAATAAAGGAAGAATAACACAATGGCCCGCCGTCCTACAATCTACAATCTGAAAGCGTGGCGATACACGCGCCTTGCAAAACTCAGTGCGACTCCATACTGCGAGCATTGCGGCAATCCCGCAACCTGCGTGGATCACATTCTACCTATTGAGGACGGCGGGCATCCTTTCGACTATTCCAATCTGCAATCTCTCTGTTTCAAGTGTCATAACGCCAAGAGCGCCGCTGTTGACGGCGGATTCGGGAACAAAAAGAAGCGCGGCAAGATTTTCGGCTGTGACATTCGTGGATACCCCTTGGACCCTGACCACCCTTGGAACCGCGAGAAAAAATTTACTGAGGGAAAACCCGCAGACCGTGCAGGGTACCCTCGAACAGACTTAGTTCAATAAAGGCGGCAATAGTGGGACTCAGAGGCATCGGCGCAAAGCCAATAAAGACGCCAGAAAACGGCAAAACAACCCGGCACCCGTGGGAGAAAAAAGGTTTGTCCCGCGCTGAACGGGTGATCGCCTTTCTGAAGTCCCTGCCTGTGACTTCCGGCCTGTTGGCTGGCAAGCGCATGAAGCCTTTGCCCTTTCAGGTGGATTTTATCCGCGCCGTGTACCGGGAAGCCGATGGCAAGCGCCCTGTCCGGCAGGCTGTTCTTTCGCTGCCCAGGAAGTGCGGGAAAAGTGGCCTTGTGGCTGGCATGGCCTTGGCTCATTTCATCGGCCCTGAGTCTGAACAGCGCGGGCAATGCTATTCATGCGCCAATGACAGAGCGCAGGCGTCGATCCTGTTCAAGGAAATGCGGGCCATAATCTTGGCAACGCCGTGGATGGCCGACCGGACGAATATCAAAGACTGGGCAAAGGAAATGGAAGATAGTGTCACCGGCTCCACGTTCCAGGCCCTGAGTGCGGACGTGGGCACCAAGCATGGCCTGTCCCCTTCCTTCACTGCTTATGACGAACTTGGGCAGGCAAAGAGCCGCGATCTGTATGACGTTATGGCATCGGCGCAAGGGGCGCGAAAATCCCCGCTTTTGGTGACTCTCAGCACGCAGGCCCCGGACGATCAACACGTCCTATCTGAGCTTATTGACTACGGCCTGAAGGTGCAGTCTGGGGAGATTGAAGACGCCTCTTTCCACCTGACTTTGTACGCGGCACCAGTGGACTCGGATCCGTGGCTCCCGGAAACATGGCTTGCCTGCAACCCCGCCGCAGGGGTGTTTCTGAGCATGGAAGATTTGGAAATAGCGGCCCGCCAAGCAAAGCGCCTGCCGTCAAAGGAAGGTGCATTTCGCAATCTGCGCCTCAATCAGCGTGTTGACGGTGAAAGCCGTTTTGTCAGTTCCGCGCTGTGGGATGCCTGCGCCGCTGCCGTGCCCCTGGAAGAGCTGAAGGGCTGCCGCTGCTACGGTGGCCTTGACCTGTCCAGCACGCAGGACTTGACGGCGCTTGTGCTGTTCTTCCCTGACTCCGGCGCTGTTCTGTGCTGGTTTTGGCTCCCAGGCGATGGTCTGCGCGAAAAGGCTGAAAAAGACCGTGTGCCATATCTGCAATGGCAGAAGGAAGGATGGCTCCATACCTTCCCCGGCAAGGCTGTTGACCGCAACGCCGTGGCTCTTCAGGTGGCAGAAATTTCCACACAGTATGACGTTCAGGCAATCGGCTTTGACCGCTGGCGTTTTGCCGACTTGCAGAAAATTTTGTCCGACGAGGGCATTGATACCCGTTTTGAACCTCACGGCCAGGGTTACAAGGATTTTTCCCCGGCAATCGAAGAGTTCGAGCGCCTCTTGCTGGACGGGCGTTTCAAGCATGGCGGCAACCCTGTGCTGCGATGGTGTTCCACGAACGCCGTGGCGGTGACAGACCCGGCGGCAAACAGAAAGTTGGATAAGCGCAAGAGCAACGGACGCATTGATGGCCTTGTGTCCCTGGTGATGGCCTGCGGCATGTATGCGCGGCTCAGGGAAGAAAAGCCTCTTGCTGCAAAGGATTTTAGCGGAAGCCTTGTGCTTTCGTTTTGAGGGGGGTGCGCTGTGAGCATAGCGGCAATGCGACATGAAGTTGAGATTTGGCACTTCGCCACGACAAGCAACAAGTATGGCGAAGAGATCAAACAGTGGGAACGCATAGGCAAGGAATGGGCGGACGTGCGCTCTACGCCGGGTGAAGAGTTCAGGACTACAGTTTTCACACTGAACAAAGTGCCCTATCGGGTGCTGATCCGCTACCGGCAAGGGCTGAATGAAACCATGAAGATCCGCAACCTTTCGGACGGCATGGATCTGGACATAGCTGCGATACGCGACACGGACGGGCGGCGGAAAGTTTTGGAATTGCAATGCCTGTACCGTGCTGATCAACAAAACATTTTACCAAGATAATGGAGTTATTGCCATGAAAATGAGAGACTTACTCGACAAACAGACCCGTATTCACAACGACCTGAAGGGCATTATGGCCTCACTGGAAGGCGACGACTTGACGCCGGAACAGGAAACACGCGCCGCTGGACTGCAAGCGGAAATGGCGAAGGTGAAACGCCTGATTGACGTGCAGGCCGACATTGACGAAGCAGAGCGCCGCATGACTGGAACGCCTGTCACCGGCGATCCCAAGCTGGAAAGGGAAATGCGTTCCTTTTCCATCATCAAGGCGATCCAGCATCATCTTGGCGCGAAGGTGGACGCAGGAAGGGAACTGGAAATAAGCGCAGAGCTTGGCCGCATTGAAGGACGCAGCACAGACGGCATCCTGATGCCCTACAGTGTTTTTGAAAAACGCGCGGACACGATCACTACCGGCCAACCCTCCGGCGGCCCCGGCTCCAACTTGGTGGCGACGGATCATCTTGGCAACCAGTTCATTGACCTTCTGCGTGAAGCCAACCCCCTGACCGGCCTTGGCGTCCGTACCCTTACCGGACTTGTCGGCAACGTGGACATTCCCAAGCTGAAAGAGTCCACCTCTGTCGGCTGGTTTGGAGAAAACAGCGAAATACCCCAAACGGAAGCGAAATTTGCCAAGGTGCAGCTTTCCCCCAAGCATGTGGGCGCATGGGCTGAATGGAGCCGCAACATGTTGCTGCAAAGTTCACCGGACATTGAAAGCATTTTGCGCTCTGACTTGGCCCAAGTGCTGGCAATGGAAGTGGCCCGCGCCACGATCAACGGCACTGGAGCCGACGACGAACCGCTGGGCATCCTGAATACCACCGGCATACAGGAAGTAACCAAGCCGACGGCTGCAATGGATTATGCGCCTGTGCTTGCCAGTGCTCTTTTCCTGGCAAACGTGAGCGCCGTGTCTTTTCTTGCAAACAGCGGTTTCAAGCTGACTGTGGACAAGCTCTTGACCACGGACGGCCTGCCTATCGGCGCGGCCACGTTCTTCCGGGGATATCCCAACATCTGGACAAGCCTTGTCCCGTCCGGAAACCTGTTGATTGCCGGGGACTTTTCCGATGTTATTCAAGGGACTTGGAGCGCCGTCGAGGTGCTTGTCAATCCCTACATGGAATCCGCCTATAAAAAGGGCAACGTGGCCCTGCGCATTATTCTGACAATGGACGTAGCGATCCGGCATCCTGAGTCCTTCGCCACGTTTGAGGTACCTGCATAATGTTCGCGCTGCTACACCAGTCAAAGGGGGGTATCGTTCATTCCCCCCAAAGCGCGGAAAGTAGGGGGCTGATCACACCCACGCGGGAAACCCGGCAGGCGGTTAGCGGGATGTTGACCGCCGCCGGGCGCTCCTTGGAAGGCTACGCCGCCGTGTTCAACACCGAGACCAGGATCAAAGACTTTCAGGAAGTTGTTTTGCCGGGGGCGTTTTCTGCGTCCCTTGGCAAAAATGACGTTCTGGCCCTGGTGGATCACGACCCGGCCAAAGTTCTGGCGCGTACCAAGAGCGGCAACTTGCAGCTTAGAGAGGACGCCAAGGGGCTGCAATTCTCCATCGCCATGCCGAATACGACCCTTGCAAACGACGTGCTTGAGATGGTTAAGCGCGGCGATGTGGGAGGCTGTTCCTTTGCCTTCATGGTACCCCCCGGCGGCGAAAAATGGCAGGGCAAACGCCGGGAACTTCGCGCCGTCAATCTGATGGAAATATCCATTGTGAGCGCATGGCCCGCGTACAGCGGCACGAGCGTACAGGCCCGCGCCAAACTTCCGCCAAAGGCGATGGCCCTGCAAAGGTATCTTGGAACGTTATGAAACGAATACGCATGTTGACCCGGAAAAGCGAAAAACGCGCCGGAAATGACCCGTCTTGGGGCTTCCTGTCTGGGAGGCCCCAACCTGGAACGCCTTTTGTCAATCCGCTCTTCTTCGAGTGCTTGTCTGCCGTGGCCGGATGCGTGTCGATTATTTCCACGTCCCTGGCATCCTGCCCAACCCTGGTGTACCGGACGCAAGGCAATATCAGGCAGGAAGCCCCGGAATATCCGCTGGCCGTGCTTATCCGCAACGGCATAAATCGGTATCAAAGCTGGCATGACTTTCTGGAAATGATGATGCGTCAGCTTTTACTCAGGGGCAACGCCGTGGCGCATATCATTTTTGACGGCTCCGGGCGCGTTATCGAGCTGCGGCCATATCCCTGGGATTGGGTAAGCATCGAGGTGATCCGGGATGGACGCATTATTTACAGCGTGACCGACGCGCAAGGCATGTACGGCGCTCCGGGGGCAACACGGCGTCTTTTACAGGCAGAAGTGTTGCATATCAAAGACGGCCCGGACTTGCCCTTTATCGGCAAGAATAGGATCGTCCGTTCCGCTGCGGTGTTCACCGGGGGCGTGGAGGCGCAAGACTTCGCGTCAAATTTCTATAGTCAGGGTGTACGGCCTTCCGGCGCTCTGCAAGTACCCGTCAAGCTGGAAGACGATGCCCGCGCCAAGCTGACAGGCGAGTTACGGGAGTTCTTCACCGGCTCCCAAAACGTAGGCAAGGCGATGGTGTTGGAAAACGGAACTACATGGAATCCCTTTTCCATTAACGCCGAAACTGCACAGACCCTTGCAAGCCGTCAATTCACCGTGGAAGAGATTGCCCGCCTCTACAATGTCCCGCCGCCGCTGATTGGCGACTTGCGGCACGGCACATTCCAGAACAGCGAAACCGCCGGGCGCTGGTTTGCCATGTTCTGCCTTGGCCCCTGGGCGCACAAGCTGGAAGCCGAGTTCCAGCGCTGCGTGTTCTCTGAAGACGACAGGGGCGAATATCAGCTTGTGATTGACCTTTCCGGCCTTACCCGCGGCGACCACGCTACACGCTGGAACAGCCACGTTGCCGCCGTCAATGCGGGCATTTTGACGCCTAACGAGGTACGGGAAGAGGAAGGCTGGAATCCGCGCCCTGAAGGCGATGCGCTGCAAGCAAAGGGGGTGTCCCATGCCGATGGTAACGCTTGAGGAAGTCAAGCTGCATTGCAAGGTGAGCAACACGTCTGAGGACGCCTTGATACAGACCTACATAGACGGCGCTGTGAATTTCATCCAACGCTATTGTGGGCAGGATTTTGAAACGGACGTGCCCCCTGTTGTCAAGGTGGCCTGTCTGATGATTGTGGCCGGGATGTATGAGGCTCGCCAGCATGTTTTTGCTGACAGTTTTGGCCGGGCGCAAGTTGTGGTCAATAATCTGGTGTACGACTACCTGGAACAGCACCGGGTAAACAGGGGGATTGTGTGATGCAAAAATATCTAACCACTGCGCAGGCGGCTGAATATTGCAGTGTTTCCAAAAAGACGCTTGAACATCACCGCCGCACAGGTACAGGCCCGAAGTATATCAAACGCTCTGCAAAGCTTGTTCGGTACACTCAGGATTTTCTTGATGCGTGGATGGAGGCGGGGATTTGCTGGACGAAGGATCAGGCGCATTCATAATCTTGCTGATGATCGAAAGGTGTTCTCGCTGTCTGTCCGGTATCAGATGGGCGTAGCGCAGTGTCATTTCAATGTTTTTATGGCGAAGATGCTTCATAAGTTCGTGCAAGCCGACTTCGCCACTTTGGGCCAACCAGGAAGCAAACGTATGGCGGAGCGTATGAAACCAGACCTTATGCCGCTTGTCGGTTATGCCGTCGTTCAGGCCCAAGCTATCAATAGCGCGTCCGAATGCCTTGGAAATAGCCCAATGCCTACCGCCACCTCTTTTTTGAAAAAACAGGGCGTCCGGTACCGAGCGGTACTTGAGCAGGACTTTCAAGACTTCATCGGAGAGCAAGACAGTCTCGCGCTGTCCGCCCTTGCCGTAAATATTGGCGACTTTATTGCTTGCGTCGATATCCGCGCTTTTGAGTCCAAAAATCTCAGTTGCCCGCATTCCAGTATGCAGGGCTACAAAAGCCATATCATGCAGGTGTTGAGAGCGGAGCGCCAATTCCAAGAGCAACGCCTTTGCCTGATCTCGCGTGAGATAGCGTTCCCCCTTGTTATCCTCTCGCGGCAAGGTAAATGTGCTTGCCTGCGTCGATATGGGATTTTTCCCGGTATAGATGTCGCGCTTGATGGCAAAATTGATAGCGGCCCGCAGTGTCGTAAAAAGCTTTTTTGTGGAGGACGGGGACTGACAGGCGAGCATTGCCGTCTTGAATCTGTCCAATGTTTCTGGCGTGATATTCTGCACCGGCATATCCCCAAAGAAGGGCTTAACATGCTTTTCATGGCGGGATTTATCGGAATCAACGCGCTTGCCGTCGGCTTCTTTCCAGTCGAGATAGGCCCGCATGATATCTTCAAGCGTGATTCTTTTACGCCTGCTGCGGATGTCGGGCGTTTCGCCAGCATGGAGCTTGCCCAAAATTTCAACACGGCGCTGATAGGCGTACTCTTCTGTTATGCTTGCGCTGGCGTTGCCTACATTTTCCCAGTGCTTTTTTCCGTTATGCGTCCAGGTGATCCAGAAGGCTCTGTCCGGTTTTCCAAGGTGTTTGCGCTCGGTGGATATCCGATAGTAAACCCCTTGGAATCGTTTAGATTTTATGCGTTCCTGTTTCATAAAATCACTTTAACAAGGAGATCATGGTCATGACAAGACAGTACCGCTCCAGTACCGCTAAGAAAAAAGCGGCTACGCTATTGTATCGTAACCGCTTGATTTTCTTGGTGGGTCGTGCGGGGATCGAACCTGCGACTCTCTGCTTAAAAGGCAGATACTCTACCTACTGAGTTAACGACCCGATGAGAAGCGCTTTGTAGCGAGGGAGGCGTGTCTTGTCAAGTATA